TAAAGGTTTTGAAGCAATGCTGCTACAAGCAACAGGCACACTAGACTCGTCAGAGTTGGTCAAGAGCGCAGCAGGTGGGGGACAGAACAACGGTATGGGTATGTCACTAGCTATGTCTGCTATTGTCAAGAAGAACCGTGTGGCAATGGCATCGTTTCAGGATGACTTCATCATACCGATGGTTAAGAAGGTTGCGTATCGGTACATGCAGTTTGATCCTGACCGTTACCCAATGCAAGACTTTAAGTTTACTACGTTCTCTTCTATTGGTGCTATTGCCAAAGAACATGAACAACAACAACTTATTGGTTTAATGCAAACGCTTGGTCCTGATTCACCTATTGTGCCTATCTTATTGAAAAGTATTATAGGTACGTCTAGTTTGATGAACAAAGAACAATTAGTTATGCAGTTAGATCAGATGTCACAACCTGATCCACAAGCTCAAGAAATGCAACAGCAACAAGCTCAACTACAGATGGGTCTAGTACAGGCTCAAGCTAATGAGTTAAACGCTAGAGCGCAAGAGTCTGCTGCTGATGCACAAGAAGCACAAGCAAGAGCACAGAAGTTAATAACTGAAACATCATTACTAGATGACAAAGCTAAGATTGATTTGATTAGAACACTGACAGCAAACATTAACACTAAAGATAAGAATGAGTTTGACAAGCGTGTTAAGACTGCTGAAATGATTTTAAAAGAAAGAGCTATAGATTCAAATGAAAAAATAGTTGACATGCAGATGCAATCTAAACAAAATAATGCTTGACATTTAACTTAAAATATGGTATAATGTAAAACATTATTTAATAACAGGAGAACTCCTATTGGATAAAGAACTCCAGACATACTACGAAGAACGATTCAGCATGATGGCAACAAAAGGATATAATGATTTGTTATCAGATGTTGAAACAATGATTGAAGAAAGAAACAACTTAATGGCTACACAAAGCCTAGAGGAGTTAAACTTTCGCAAGGGACAGTTAGATGTCCTACATTGGATTAGAACTCTTAAACAACTTTCTGAAGAAGCCTGGGAGCAGCTAAACAATGAGCAGAAGGATATTTGAATTTAGGTGTGGCGAAGGTCACATTACGGAAAAATACATTGATTCTACAGAGCCTTCAGTTACATGTTCTGTGTGTCAAAGTATGGCAACTCGTATTATCTCAGCACCAACCATTATGTTAGAAGGAGTAACTGGAGATTTTCCAACTGCTGCTGACGCATGGGTGAGAAAACGAGAGCAAAAAACAAGACTCGCCAACAAACGCAATGAGGGTTAGCGTCTGGTGATATTTTTTAATTCCTAAAATCACAAACGTGACAGGAGAATATATGGCTGTATTTGAAGAACCGTTAAAAGAAGAAATTGAGTTTAGTGAAGTTGAAGAGTTAGGTAAAGAGCAAGAGGAACCAGAAGCAGTAGAAGAACCTGCTGTAGAGGAGAAACCTAAAGAAGAGTTACCTGAAAAGTATCGAGGCAAGTCTGTTGAAGATGTAGCTAAGATGCACCAAGAGTTAGAAAAGCTCAACAGCAGACAAGCTCAAGAAGTTGGTGAAGTTAGAAAACTAGCTGACGAACTTTTAAAACGAGAACTCTCTCATAAAAAAGCTATTGAACCCCAAAAAGAAGAAGATCAAGAAGTCGATTATTTTTCTGATCCAGTAAATGCTGTAAACCAAGCTGTAGAAAAACATCCTGCTATTGCAGAGGCTAGGCAACAAGCTCAGTCTATTAAGCAACAACAGGTAACTCAGCGTTTAAACCAAGAGTTCCCTAACTTGAATGAAGTAACGCAAGACCCTAAGTTTTTTGAATGGATTAAAGCATCTCCTGTAAGAACAAAACTTTTTACAGAAGCGCACTCTCAGTTTGATTATGACTCTGCTGTTGAATTATTATCAACGTGGAACATAATGAATCCGAGTCAATCACAAGAAACTTCTAGTCCTGAGTTAGTTACCGAGGCAAAAAAAGGAACACAAGAAAGTTTAAAAGCTGCTTCAGTTGATACAGGTTCACCTGCACCTACTTCACGAAAAACTTATCGAAGGACTGATCTAATTAATTTACGTTTACGTGATCCACAGCGTTACGAAGCTATGCAAGATGAAATACTTTCAGCGTATGCGGAAGGGCGCGTTAAATAAAATGGAAATAAGAAATGGCACTAGGTACTAATAACGTCACCAAAACGACGGCAGCAAAGTTCATCCCTGAAATTTGGAGTGATGAAATCGTTGCAGCATACAAACAAAATCTTGTAGCTGCTAACTTGTTCTCTAAGATGTCTTTTAAAGGTAAGAAAGGCGATACGCTTCATATTCCGAAGCCTACTCGTGGTGAAGCGTCTGCAAAGGCAGCATCAACTCAGGTCACACTGATTGCTGCAACTGAGAACGAGATTCAAGTTCTTATTAACAAGCACTACGAGTACTCACGTTTCATTGAAGACATCGTTGAGACACAAGCACTTAGCTCTCTACGTAAGTTCTACACTGATGACGCTGGCTACGCTTTAGCTAAACAGGTTGACACTGACTTGATTCAGCTAGGACGTACTGCTGGTTCAGGTACTGCGTACTCTACAGCAGCCACAACGACTAATGCATTCATTGGTTCTAACGGTACTACTGTCTATAACTCTACATCATCTAACGCTGCTGCGTTGACTGATGCTGCTATTAGACGTACTATCCAACGACTTGATGATGCTGACGTACCGATGACGGATCGTATGCTACTTGTTCCGCCTACCACAAGAAACACTTTGATGGGAATCGACAGGTTCACTTCTGAGTCTTTTGTTGGTGAAGCTGGTTCATCTAACACAATCCGTAATGGTTTGATTGGTGATGTGTATGGCGTAAAAGTCTATGTCACAACCAATGCTGACGCAGGTGCTGGTAACTCAGGTGCTGACCGTATTTGTCTCATGGCTCACAAAGATGCTTTCTGTCTTGCCGAGCAAATGGGTGTACGTTCACAGACCCAGTACAAGCAAGAGTGGCTTGCAACATTGTTTACATCAGATATGCTTTACGGTGTAGCCGAGTTGCGTGACAGTTCTGCTGTTGCTCTAGCTGTTCCTGCTTAATTAAGTAGGTATCTCCCCAGGCTCACAAGGCTTGGGGAGTTTTATTATTGTCGTTCATCCATCAAGGACGGAAGTAGGGAAACCGAAGGAACGCATCTTTCTTTAAATAGGAGGGTGTTATGTCTTGGACAGACTACTGCCGTAAGCGTGAGATAGACAATTACAAGAAACAACAACTACTTAAACTTCGACAAAGGAAACAGTTATGTGGACTAAACCTGAATACACTGAGATGAGATTTGGTTTTGAAGTCACGATGTACATTGCAACTAAGTAAGGGCGTATAATGGCTATATATAGAGGTCCAGGAGGGTCAGGAGACGCTACCACAGACGCTGCTAATCAAGCCTCTGTAGCCTCTGATAAGGCAGCACAAGCAGCTAGTTCTGCTACTGCAGCTGCTGGTTCAGCTACATCTGCTGCAACGTCAGCATCAGATGCTTCAACATCTGCTATTGCATCCGCAAGTTCAGCTACAAGTGCTACTAATTCTGCAACATCTGCAACTAACTCTGCAACTGCTGCTGCAGCTTCTTATGATTCATTTGATGACAGGTACTTAGGTGCTAAGTCATCTGATCCGTCTACTGATAATGACGGTGACGCGCTAGTTGTTGGTGCATTGTATTTTAATACAACCACTAACATCATGATGACCTACACAGGATCAGCGTGGCAGTCTATTGCTACAGGCGGTGCTGGTTTACTAGCGTCTAACAATTTAAACGATGTTCAAAGTGCAAGCACATCAAGAACTAATCTTGGTTTAGGTACTACTGATAGCCCTACTTTTAGTAATTTAACATTAGATAATCCAGCAGGAACAAATGATACAACTTCTTTTACACAAAGCATTAATGGATTAAATATTCTTGCAAGAAACGGGAATAATCCTGGTATTATTAACTTTAAAAGATATGTATCTGGAACAGAAGAAACTTCAGCAACTATAGATCAATTTGGTTCTTTTAACGCTGTGTCGTTAACAGCAGCAAGTTTATCTTTAAAAAACAGCGCAGGAACTAATCAATATGCTTTGATACAATCAGTTGGCGGTGCTTTAAATTTTTATTCAAGAAACAATACTGCTGACGGAAATATAACATTTTCAGGTTTAGCTAATGGTTTTCCAACTGAACACGTTAGAATAGACAGTTCAGGTAACGTAGGTATTAATACAAATACTCCTGCTGAAAAATTAGATGTAGCAGGAAACATTGCTGTATCAGGTACTGTAGACGGAAGAGACGTAGCTGTTGACGGTACTAAGCTAGACGGTATTGCAGCTAATGCTGACGTAACAGGCACAGCTAACGTAACTGCTGCTGGTGCGTTGATGGACAGTGAGGTTACTAACCTAGCACAAGTTAAAGCGTTTAGTTCAGCAGACTATGCTACTGCTGCACAAGGAGCATTAGCAGACAGTGCTACTCAACCAGCTACA